CGCATATACCTATAATCATAGCACCCCCGTTGTTGTGCTAGTATATAACAGTTTTATTACAAGGTCAATTCTTTATTAGCCAATAACAAAGGTCATTGGCACACCGCCGGAGACTAGATTTTCGAGTTCTTTATCTAGTTCTTTTAGTTCGGTTTGCGATTCAGTTTTGAGTGAGGCACCGTTTAATGTAATAGCACTCTGTGGACCTGCAATACTGCCAAACTTGCTACGTGCTTCTCCTAGCATCATCTTGGATACTGCTAAAGTATAATCGTATATCCATTGCTTGGCATAGATGTCTTGTAAAATAATCCAATCAGGACGATAGTTTTGGGTTCTCATTAGTATCTGTTCGCCTTGCGCAAACGGACGTTGGAGAATGTTTAAAATATGGCTTGTAGGTTTCCAGCTGAATTCAATATAACTACCAAACATACGTCCAACTAGTTTTTGATATCCGGCAAACATATCATATGTGGCCAAGCCGCCTGTCATAGTTCCGCTTAACAAATAAGTGTTAGTGTAAGCCAAGTTGAATGGTTCGAACAATGTACCGCCGGCGCCCATGCCACTACGTGAGCCTATGGCTCTGCGGAATACGCTTTGTACGCTGATAATTTCATCAGGCAACCTGTATTCATTTTGATCCTGAATTAGTTCCAGGAAACTATAGCTTTCTTCTACAGCATTACTACTACGCTGTCTAAAACGTGTTAATGCACGGTCTAATGCTGTTTCGTAGTGTTTAGGATCTAGTTCTACTTCAACCATGCCATCGCCTAACATAGTTCTGACATAGTCAAAAACCTTGTTACGTTCTAGAGTTGAATTAGATTGGTTAGTTGATGGTAAAGCGTCCATTAGTTTGTCTCCATACATATTTAGCTACTGATAAATATCATATGCCAAGAATTTCAATGTATAAACCAGAAAGAGGCAACGACTATAAGTTTATGGATCGTCAAGTCTCTGAAATGTTCCAAGTGGGCGGTGTAGAAGTATATTTGCACAAATATATGGGTCCGCAACTCAAGAACGAAGGCACGGCTGATCAACCCGTGTACGATGTCATGAGTGTGACAAATATACAAGATTTGTTATTCTTAGAAAATCGCGATAGAAAATACGATGAAGAAATTTACCGTATTCGCGGCCATTATCAAGTACAAAACATAGATTTTAACTTGAGTCAATTTGGATTATTCTTGGATAATGATACAGTAATGATGACTGTACACATTAACGATTTTATCAAGTTTATAGGCCGCAAGCCAGTTAGCGGCGATGTGTTAGAATTTCCTAATCTAAGAGATGAATTTGCTCTTAACGATTACGACTTGGCATTGCCTCGCTACTATGTTATTGAAGATGTGGGCCGTGCTAGCGAAGGCTTTAGTGCAACATGGTATCCGCACTTGTACAGACTGCGTCTTAAAAAGATTGTTGACCAACAACAATTTGCCGACATACTTAACAAACCAGCAACAGATGCTAATGGTGATCCATCCAACATGACTTTGCGGGAACTGTTGAGTACCCATAATAAAGAATTAGAAATTAATGATCAAATAGTTGCGCAAGCAGAAGCTGATGCTCCTAAAAGCGGTTACGAAACTAGACAGTTTTACACTCTTGCTGTGGATGAACAAGGTAAACCAGTTCTCAATACTGCCGACGAAAATACTATTCTTGCCAGCGAGAACATGTTGGCCAGTCAAAGCGAAGGTATTCCTGAACGTACAGGATATACCGGTTATCTAGTAGGCGATGGATTTCCTGTTAACGGATACGATTTTGGATTTGGAATACAATTCCCAGCAAGTGCAGTTAAGGACGATTTCTTTTTGCGTACAGACTTTTTACCCAACAGATTACACAGATTTGATGGCTCACGATGGGTTAAAGTTGAAGATGCTGTACGTATGAACATGACCAACACTGATACCAGAGCTACTCAAAGAACTGCATTTATCAATAATACAAATAGTACATTTGTTGACAGAGTTGCTACAGGGTTTTCACATAATCCAGATTGGATTGCCACTTCAGGCAAGCCCCGGGGATATATCTATAAAGACACAGAAGTGGTTTATACACTAATGCCATACACCACTGCTCCATACGTGGTATTGAAATTAGATGCCTATACTATAGACTATGCCCTAGCAGATCACCCAGGTTTGTTTACAAATAACGCTAATAAGTTGCAAATCAACTTACCTAAGATTCCAGATGCAACTGGAACGCAACAAAAAATACCATACGATGGATTGTGGGAAGTTAATTTATACAACCACAAAGAAGAACAGCGTCAGAGTTTAAGTAAAGCTCTTAGACCAAAGGCAGATTTATAATGCAGCATTTTTATGATGGTCAGATACGGAGATATCTTACACAAACAATTCGTGTACTCAGCAACTTTGTAGTAAAATACGGTGACGGTACGCTTGTGCGTGTGCCTGTTATGTATGGAGATTCTGATAGACAAGCCGCAAGTATTATTAGACAAAACAGTGAAAACAAAATTAATAGTTCTCCAAGGATCAGCGTTTACATTACTGATTTAAAATTAGATAGAGCAAGATTATCAGATTCTACATATGTGGGTAAATTGCATTTCAGAGAGCGTGGCATAAACGAAAGTACCGGTGATTATAATCAGAGCCAAGGACGCAACTATACAGTAGAGCGTGTTATGCCTACTCCCTTTTCTCTAACAATGAAAGTAGATATATGGGCTGCAAACACAGATCAAAAATTACAATTGTTAGAACAGATGCTGGTGTTGTTTAACCCAAGTCTTGAACTGCAAACAACTGATAATTACATTGACTGGACTAGCTTAACGGTGTTGAATTTAAATGATATTAGATGGACTGGTAGACAAATCCCTACAGGCAATGATAGCCCTATTGAAGTTAGCACATTAACTCTCGATACTCCTATATGGTTGAGTCCGCCTGCTAAGGTCAAGCACTTGGGTGTTATTACAAAAATTATCACAAGTTTCTATCAAAATTCAGATTCGAGTCCAGCAGATTATATTGATGGCCTTGGCATTGATTTAGCAGGTAGCACAGTAACCATGTCTGGATTGCTAACTGAGATGATTACCACTATTACTGACTACGGAGTGCAGATATATAATAATCCGCAAGGTGTTGGATCAGCTAGGTTATTAAATTCTACAGAAAGTGTAATTCCACGTAGTCCAACACTAGATGTATCTGTTAAACAAGGCAGCTATGTTCACTGGGAAGAGTTTTTTAACAGCTATCCTGGGCAATTTACAGCAGGATCTAGCAGAATATACCTAATACAACCCAACGGATCTAATATTGTAGGTACCATGGTAATTAATCCTATGGATAGTACAATACTTAATATAGATTGGGATACTGATAGTTTAACCAGTAATACAGGAATAGACAGTAATGGTTTGTTAGATACTGATAATTTATATAACGCTGCTGGTAGTTTTAGGTCACAAAGTACTGGAACTATTGACGCAATAATTAACCCATTAACTTATAACCCATTAAGACCTAACAACGAAGCAACAGATCAAGTACTTGTATCAGGTACTAGATTTTTAATTGTGGAAGACATTGGTAGCGAAATCAATGAGGATGGAGCAGATGCTTGGAAAAATACTGATAACACCGACTTTGTGGCTCGTGCTAACGATATTATCGAATGGCAGGAAGACCACTGGGCTGTTATATTTGCCGCTAATCAAGAAAGCGACACGATGATCTGGCAAACGAATATATACACTGGAGTTCAATACTTGTGGAACGGAGTTTCCTGGGTTAAGAGCTTTGAAGGTGAATATAAGGCAGGTCAATGGAGAGTGGAACTTTAACTGAAAAAATCGTTTGTAGTGGCGCATTGTTTTGTGCTAAATCTACCCAACGATTTTTATTGCTACAAAAAGCTAATGGTAAACACATGGGTACCTGGGGACTTGTTGGCGGCACTAACTTGTTGAATGAAAATCCTTGGCAAGGGTTACAACGAGAAATTGAGGAAGAGATTGGTCGAGCACCATCTATTATTAAAACACTTCCCTTAGAGAAATTTGTCAGTAACGACAGCGTGTTTAGTTTTCACACTTATTTTTGCGTTGTAGAAGACGAATTTGTTCCTGATCTAAGCGACGAGCACATGGGTTGGGGGTGGTTTGATTTAAGCAGATTGCCAAAGCCTGTACACCGTGGGCTTGATTTGAGTCTGCGTAATCGAATTATTCAAACTAAAATACAAACTGTAATAGATTTAATAGATAACTTATAAAACAAAAAAGCCGCATTAAGCGGCTTTTTGTTCTGTACTGTTTGAATTAAGCCTGCGCTTCACTCCAACGCAATACCAAGTTACAAGGAATAGTTCCTGATCCCGATGCACGATAAATGTTAATAGCCAATACGTCTGGTCCGTTTGGATATGTACCACGGCCACCTAGTGTAGTATTTGTAAGTTCTTTCAACGAACTTAAATCAATCGCGTTAGTTGAGCCTGGAGATGCAATAAACGAGAAGATCTGTTCGCCTGGTAGTGCAAACGGCGGTTGTCCAAACTTGAATGTCACAGTAGTTGAGCCAGCTGTAATTGTTGTAGCATCCGATGCTTGATTAAATGTCACACGATAATATTGTGTTCCAAAATATGTAGCTAATGTTGCCGATGATACAAACGTACCGCCTCCAAAAATACCTCCAGTGTTAACTTCAGTACCGTTGGTAGCATTAGTTGCTTCCCAACTTGCTTTCTGGAAGAAAATCAGCGAACTTTTTGTAAGAGGATAGCTAGTTGTCACTGTTAATGTTGTGGCACCAGTAGTTGTACCGCTTGGATTTTTACTCAATGTTATGTAGTAGTATTGTGTTCCAGCATAACTACCCCAGAATTGAATACTGTTAATAACTGTACCCGATTGAATATTTGATCCTGTAATAGGCTGACCAGTTTGGAGTCCAGCAGCAATGTATGTTGAGTAATTGGCTGATGTAATAAACAAGTACGGGTAACCGCTAATAACAGAATTTGAGTTACCAGGAACTAATTCAATACTAAGCGAACCTGTTGGAAAAGCCGCTGATGTGATAGCAGTTGTGGTCTGACTTGCGCCGCTGGCCCAAACAATACTACCTCCACTTGCTACTTGCGAAAAGCTAGGTAGTCCGCCTGCACCTGAACTTTGTAACCCGTTCCATGCAACGTCAGAAACGTTGATTGGATAGTTTTGTGGATTTAGCACACCTTCAACAACAATACCGCCAATTAACGGAGTTGAGCCACTGTAACCGTCCGATGTGATTTCAAGAGCTTGCAACAGCAACTGAGCACGGTTAATCAATTCTCTATCGCCCAAGTCGCCAATAAGTGCATTGGACACACTAGGTGCAAGTCGAATCATGAAAGCTGTTTGTTTAGTTGTTGATACCAACAAGTTTGTAGCTTGGTAGTTGAACAAATATCCACGATCTTGGTCAAAGCCACCGTCTTGAATGTAAGCACTACCCCAGTGACTGATGTTTGGAGTTGCAGTAGCGGCCACTTGCAGCACACCTTCGTACTTGGCATGAGTTGCGGCAACACCTGCACTGTAAATTCTGGCGGCACCTGCAACAAAGTGGGTAAATGTTGCAGCACGGACGCAGCCTGTTAAGTTGCCTGCATTGACGCTGGCACTCTTGCCAGTATACCTGATTAATTCGTTGTCAATGTACACAGTGCCAGCTGTTGGGAAATATGTTAAATCAGCTACTGGAATAGTTGTTTGACTATCAGTCATTGCTTCTGTTAATACACTCTTAGCACCTTCGTTAATAACTTCATAGCGAACTGGGCTGTTACCTGAACGTTGATAAGCTTCTCTATTTAAATTGTTACCACGTAATCTGTGTACAGTGATATATCGGCCATCGGGGCCACGCATCATCCAGTCACAAAATCCCGCACCGTACCATGTCCACTGCAAGCCAACCATCTGCATCTTGCCCACATCGATATTAAATCCGCTTGGATTATGCACTCCACCGGTACCGTCGCAACGGTCCACATTCCATTCTCTTTGTGGAATTGTGTATTCAACAACACGAGCCATCTTGATACCTGATGCAGTATTAACACCACGGTAGTCTGGAGTAACTGTAATTTGCGTATCACTATTAACTTGGCTAACAACGTGCGTCATACCACGAACAACAACACGGTCTCCAGCTGCCAACTGTGCAATAAATCTAGTGTTAGTTCCTGTGATAATATTGCTGTCTGGGGCAACCGCAATAGTTCCAGAAACTTGGAACGTACTAGAACGACGTCCAATTGCTAATGTTTGGCCATCGTATTGCCAGTATGGACCGTTTTGGTCGTCAAATGTTCCTGCACGAACGATTGCGCCGGTCCATGTTTTAACAACAATAAAACTCGGGCCAGCTAGATCTGTTGTAGTAGCACCTAGTGTTTGTGTAGCCAGTACAGTAAATGTTCTTTCATCTACAATACTAGCAACTGTATACGAACCATCATAGCCACTAGTAAGTACTCCGTGAAGCTCTATTCCTGCACCAATTTGACATGAATGATCTACGTCGTCTGTAATAATGGTGATAACACTGCCAACTGTTGTACCTGAGGAAACTACACTTCTAATGTCGTAGTTAGGAGCAAACAACGCACCTGTATTATAGTTAATAGCTTTACCAGACTGGTAACGAATATATTTTTTACTCATACGAATTGCATGAGAGCCGTAACTTGGACTTCCTGTGCTTAGAATAACGCCACCATCTAATGGACGGTGTAGGAAATAGGCATCAGGCCTTGCATAAATTAATCCGCCAATTGTACCTGTTATAACTACGGCGCTTCTGGCAGTGTATGTAAATGTTGTTAGTGATGGAACTGTTTCAACAAAGAAAGGACCTCCAGCAAATTTGTGATTTAACGTATCTCCAGAATCGCTAGTAGTACTTACTAATATTGTGTCGCCTGGTAAAAAGCCGTGTGCAGCTGGGAATGTAACAGTAATTACAGGAGTTGCGGCTGCACTGTATGTAAATTGTGGAGCACTTACTTGTGACCCGGTATAAAAGCCGCCTTTGCGTAGCTGAATAATCGGACTGTACAAATTATCGCCGTTTGTAACACCAACTTGTGCTTTGGCATAATATGTAAAAGTTGTTGTTGTAGGCACACTAAAAATAATAAAACTGCCTTCAGCACGACTAAAGCCGCTAATGGCAGTACTAAAACCTTTAATTGTAATAGGCTGACCAACTAGATATCCATGAACGCTGGATGTTGTGATAGTAATTAAACTTTCGCCAGTTGCTGCATTTGTTGTTGCTGCATTAACGTTTGCATCAGAACCTGGAATTTCGTAAATGCTTGGATAACCGCGCATTAACGACACTGCTTGCCACTTGGTAGGTTGTAGTCCGTATTCAAAGTCAGCGTCCAGCATGGACAGTGGTTGCGATACACGAGTACGTTCAAACGCATCTGTACCAATTTCTGGCAAACGCACATCCATCCACTGTTTTTCGTAGAATATTTGAAGTGAATCGTTAGCACTATGACTAGCTGTATTAACCTGCAAAGTAATAGTAGTAATGCCATCAGTGCTGTCTAATGCGTGTGGGAAGTCTGTACTATTTGCCCTGCTAAAACTGATTGCTGTGCTAGCGTTTGTTGTATCTGCAAAGTTATAAAGAATAACGTTGCGTGTGGTGTTCGTGATAATCAACAGCTGATTAAGGTCGAGTTTACCCGGAACTTTAATAGTACCTACGCCAGCGACACCTGGGGTAAAAACGTAGCTTCTAATCTGACTTTTGGCCATTTATGACTTCTCCAAATATTATTATGTTATTTAGCTTAACCTATTATGCTAGGTGCCGATTTGTTAATTTAAAAGTTTTTGATGTCAATTGCATCGACTTCTTCATGTGTTGTACACGCCAATACCCGTGCTTCTAACGCATTATTTGCATCTCGTATTGCTTGCCTAGCTTGTAACACTTCTAGCGTTTTAGAAGTTGTATTTTCCAGCTGATCCTGCTCTTTAGCTCTTTCCAGTTGCCAGTTCATACCCATTATCTTTTCAGCGGCTTTGTTCTTGATCAGTGGAATTACTGATTCTTTGTGTTTCTGCAACGAATCTGCTTGTTTAGCTGAGTTGTATTCTGCAACTTGTTGGGCCAGTGTTTTGCCGGCCTTGGTATGCACAACTACTCCGTCGATCAATTTCAATGTGGCCAGCAATTCTGTTGCTGGATTGTACGGGTATGCATAGCAGGTGGTGTGTGCTTCTGCTTCAGTATCAAAATAATTAGTGGCTTCGTTGGTCAGCGGGTCGAATGTGAGATATTTCATAATTGTCCTGTTTTATAAATCATTGAATGGCTTTGTATCATACATCAATGGCACAATACATGGGTAGTCTGTACTGTTGTAGTTACTGCCAATAATTTCAGTGGCCATGGTCCTCACCATATTGGCTCTGGCAGAATCAGCAGTGGTGTTCATTAACCAATCACTGGCAATATGCTGGAAATAGAGGCCCGCTCCACTGTTTGCGTTTGCGCCGTTTTGACACATGAAATCGCTTTTGCCAATGGGAGTGAACTGATAACCACGACTGTTGGGATGTTCGAAATCATAGATAGTTTTGCCATCGCTTACTCGGATCAATGCACAGTAAATGCCAGCTTGGTAATAGTAACTTGCACAGTATGCCATGACATATCTGCCGTCTGAACTGACTACAAATCTGATACCGTAGTGAACTCCTTGATCAATACCATAGCTGGTGGTATTACTCTGAGCCACAATTGCACCTTCAGACAGCCCAGTTGTCCCCCAACGATGAACCCAGAATCCCCAACTTGTTATCATATTCACAAACACAATTTTACCATTGTCGCACATCACAGGTATGCCACGATAATTATCTTCGGTGCTGTTGTTGGTTGGTGTTCCGGTGCTAGCTGCATACGCAGTGCTGTAGTTTGCAGCAGTGTTAAAATATGTGTACAGATTGCTGGAAGTGGCCTGTGTAAAGGCTGCTAGTTGTTCAGTGGTTCCAAAAAATTCTCTATTTGAGTACTGACTTAATCTTGGTACATTGTTATAAACTACAGGTTTGTGAACATAACTACCGTTACTTTCTATAATGCACAGCTGATTTGTTTTTGCATTGTAACTAACACGGCCGTATCTAGTGCCACTGTATCCTGCATTTTTGGTGGTAACTGTGACATAGCCTTGACTTAATGTAAATCTCTGAAGGCCGTACCAAGTTGCACTTCTTGGGCCAACGGAAATTTCGGCACCGTTATTGAAAATAGCATATACCTGGTCTGCCTCATTCACGATAGTTCCAACGTCTCTAAAAGCCTGGGCACGTCGGGTCAATTCAGTACTGTTTCTAACAAGGTCTCCGGCAAATCCTGAGCCCATGGCATGACTTAGATTGCCTAAGAAACCTGCACTAGGAGCACCTTGACTGTAACAATCTGTTGTGCTGCCTGGTTGGCTACTAGTTAATGCATATCTGCTAGTTATGTAGTCATCACTACTGATAGCACCAGTGCTGGACATCTGTGCACCACCACCGCCGCGATTAGTGTCAGTGATCATAAATCTGCCTATGCAGTTGTAATTGTGATCATATATAGAATAGCCGCCATAACTGCTTTGATTTGACCAAACTGCAAACGCTGGCTGCAAATATGCATTGCTCGGTGTGTAGTTTGTTAAGGTGTTGCCCAGTAAGGTTGGCATTTTATCGATTCCTTAAATTCATATTATGCGTTAACATTAAACAATGCAGTGTCGTACTGTACAGATGCAAACATCGGATAATCAGTAGAGTAAAAATTACTTTGCATAAATCCAGGAACATAACTTCTACACATGTTTGTCTGAGCAAGATCTGCGGTTTGATTCATCAGTGCATCGCTTAAAATACTCATATGATGTATGCCAGCACTGCTGTCAGCATTAACGTTTTCCAGCATAACAAAATCACTCTTGCCAATTGGAGTGTAAAAGAATGCATAAGTTCCGTCATCGTTTTCATCCCATATGGTTTTGCCGTCGCTGACTCGTACCAAGAACACTTTAGATCCTGAACCAAAATAATAGTACGGGCAGTGCACCAACACATATCTACCATCCGATGATACTTGGTATCTAATGCCATATCGTTGACCTGAATCTACACCACGGCTAGTGGTTAATGATCTATTAATTAATGAACCAGTATGAGTGCCGTCAGCATTCCAACGGCTCATCCAAATACGGTTGTCGGGGATCATTTGTATCCACACAATCTTATTGTTGTCACACATCACAGGTATGCCGCGATAGTTATCTTCACTACCGTAATTTGCAGGTTTACCCGTGGCTGCTACATATGTTGTGGTGTAGTTGGCTGCGGTATTAAAAAATGTGTACAATGGACCAGTGGTTCCAGCAGCATATGCGGTTGCTTGCTCAGCAACTCCTCTAAACAACGACGGTGCATAGTATCTAAGATTAGGCACTGCATTATATACAGTGGGTCTAGCACCGTATGAATCGTTAACTTCTATGATACAAACTTTTTTAGTTTTTGCATTATAACTGATACGGCCTCGGATACTGTTTATGTTATATCCGCTTTGTTTAGCAGACACATTAGTATAATTTTGAGTGTTTACTACTTGTTGATGCACATACCAATTCATGCTCCGCTGGCCAATTCTTAATTGACCGCCGGGTGCCATGAAAATTGCATAGTCTTGATTGGGTTCATTCACAATGACTCCACTGTCTGCGAGGGCAGCAGCACGTTGATCATATCCAGTTGATCCCATGAGATCGCCGCTACCGTTGGACCCCATGGTGAACCCAATCGACAACAGACAATTGCCAAGGTAACCATTATACTGAGGTTGTGCATAGTTTGAGCTAGAGTTAGGACTTTGGCCAGATGTTTGTGCAAATGCGCTGGCGGCAAATGTGTCAGTTAGTTCGTTTGCACCAGTTGACGACATTGAGCCGCCGCCGTTGACGTTGTTGTTGTTCAACATGAATCTACCCATGCAGTGAAAGTTGTGATCATATATGGACCAACCGCCTTGAGTACCGTTGTTACTCCAGCAGGCAAATGCAGGTTGCTTGTATGCTTGTCCCGGAACATTTCCGCCTACAAAATTAGATAATAACGCCATTTATTTCCCTTATACCAATTTCCAACCGTAAGTTACACCTGAATATACCAGTGCAATGCTTACGTTTTTTATGTTTAAAATTAAATCTTCTGTTAGTCCCATGATCAAACTGGCGTTTCTTGCAACAGTTAAATTGTTACGGTCAAATGTTCCAGCCAAATCAGCAATGTATATTGTTGCATTAGTTGCAGGTGTTGCCGGCAATGTCAAAGTAAATGCAGATGTGGCAGTATTGGCAAAATATTTTGCACCTGCTACAGCTGATGTTGCGGTTGTGATTGTGGACCAGGCGCCACCACCTGAAGCATCCACGTAACCTTTTGTTGCAGCTTGTAAATCAGTAGTTGGATTGCCAGCCAGATACACTGCGGCACCAAAATAACTAACACCGTTAACTCCTATGCCGCCGGCAACTGTAACTGCTCCAGTTGTTGCACTGCTTGATGCAGTAACATCAGTGGATATTAAAGTTGTAAATTTTCCAGTGCTTTCTGTAGCACTGCCAATTGCAGGAGGACTTGCCAAGTAACTGCTAAAACCGGTGCCGCTTATACTTGTGGCAGATAATGATGTAAATGCTCCTGATAATGCAGTTGTTGCTCCGATAGTGACATTGTTAATTGTGCCTGGAGTTGCTGGATTAATGGTAACTGTACCAGTACCAAGCGGGCTTAGTGTTACTGTTTGATTAGTTGATATTGCAGACAACTGGCCAAGGAATGTTGTTGTTTGCCCAACTGTGCCCAGTGTTAATGTACTGCTAGGACTGATTGTAACTAACCCCGTTGGGCTTATTGTAACATTACCTGTTGGACTCAATGTCACTGTGCTGGTTGCGGTCAGTGTAGTAAATCTGCCTGCGGCAGCAGTTGTTACACCTATGCTTAAATTGTTTAATGTTCCAGTTGTTGTTGGGCTTAGACTAAAAGCATTTAATGTTAGATTTAAATTGCCAGTAATATCAACTGTTCCATTAACAGTTAATCCATCTAATGTTCCTGCAATGTGTGTTACACTTGGTCCTAATGTGGTAGGGGTTAATAATGCATCGCCGTTGTAACCCAAATACGATCCAGTGGTGAGTTCAATTTTAGTACCAGTTACCGTGATGGTATTTGTGACCAAGTTTCCTTGTACATCCACAACAAAATAAGGGCTAACATAGCCGTGTGCTGATCTAAATAATTTAGAAACTGTAGTCATATTCTTTCCGTTAAACCATTGCCATGCCGTATGCGGCTGCTAGGGCTGCTGCATAGCCAAATGTAACTGCACTGTTTGGGCCAGCAGGTTGACTGGTCATTGTTAGTGTTGTAAATCGTCCAGCAGCAGCAGTTGTTGATCCTATTGAAACATTGTTAATGCTACCGGTAATTGTTGGGTTGACAATTAGTGTTCCAGTACCAACAGGGCTAATAGTAACCGTGGCATTATTGCCGTTCATATTAACATTACCTGTAGCGGTTAGTGTAGTAAAAGTTGCTGCGGCTGGAGTAACGTCACCAATAGTCACATTATTCATAGAACCAGTAGTCGATGGTGCTATTATTACAGTACCAGTGCCAGTTGGGCTTAGTGTTACTGCGGCATTTGCGGAATTAAGATTAATAGTACTAGTTGCAGTCAACGTTGTAAATGTGCCGGCTTTAGGAGTATTTGCTCCAATAATGATATTATTCATTGCGCCGGTTGTTACTGGATTAATTGCTAAACTGTTGGTTACAGTTAAGTCTGCAATTGTACTACCAGTATTAATAAACAATGTATTTGTAGTTGCATTAGTAGTTATTGCAACTCCGTTTGTTCCTACAATATTTAATACGCTGTTGGATGCGTGAAGATTAATAGAATCTTGCCCGCTGACCGCAAGTTGTGTATAACTGTTCATACTGCTGCTCCTAAAAGAATAGCCTGTAACTGGCTAAGTGTGATAAGTTGATTACCGGTTGTGCTTGTATTCAAGACTGTTATCGTAGTAAATCTGCCAGCGGCTGCTGTTGTGGCACCTAGTGATACGTTGTTGATTGATCCTAAATTTGTAGGATTAATAGTAACTGTACCAGTGCCTGTTGGGCTTATACTAACTATTTGATCAATACCTATAAACGATCCTGTTGAATTTGTGGTCAATGCCGCAACTGTTGCGGATTTCACTGACGATGCTCCTATAGCCACATTGTTAATTGTGCCCGTTGTTGCTGGTCCGATGACAACTGTGCCTGTGCCGGTAGGTGCTAATGAAATTTGTTGATTATTGCTTACAGCAGACACAGCTCCTGTTGCTGTTAGTTCTGTAAATGTACCAGATAGTGGCACAAGTGTTCCTATGTTTACATTATTAAAACTAGATACCTCTACAGTATTTGCTGTGAATGTATTGTTTACATTTAAATTTGCAATATTTTCTAAACTAAAAGATATTGAACTCGGAGCAGTTGTAATTGTAATAGCCCCATCTGTATTTGAAATGTTTAGTTTTGTTAGAATAAAGTCTGGGGTAAGTTCAGTTTGCCCTGGAACTTGTATCAATCCAATATTACCAATTGCCACTGAGCCGATTTCGTTAACTATCATGAATCCGTCTGACAAGTTGGTGTTATTCCAATTTCTAAACACGCCTAGTTCGCCGCCAGCATTCGAACTTTCACCATCAATTGTTGGAATATAAGTAGGAGTTAGACGTTCAAAATATGTAACTTTAAAAGTTAATTTGACATTTACTAATGGTGTAACACCATCATCTTGGTAAAACGGGCTAGCCGTTACAATTACCCTGGATGCATCGACTACAGCACTAAAACTTACTAAATCTCTACCATTATTGTTTCTGCCGCTGACATTAATCGACGCTTGTTCAGGACGTCCTGATATTTTTACATTGATATGCTCGACGTCATTTTTGCCGTGTTCAGCAACGACTTCATAAACTGCGCTGGAAAACTCTCCAACAAACCATGTGTCTATCACAGTAGCCGTTGGAATAGGTATTTCAGATCCTTTTACGGACCAGTTTACGCCCCTTTTAAGTCTAAGGGTATTTCTTAAGCCTCTAACAAAGTAGTCTGCAAAGTTCATATAGTCTCACCAATACAGTGTATTTATTCATAGTCAAATATATTGCTCTTGCTCGCTAAAAATGCTAAATTAATACAAATTAGGAGTTTTTATATGGGTCGTTATTCGGAATACTTTCAAGACATTTGGAAATTACAAGCTAATCGCAAAGTCATTGGAATTACGCTATTTGGAGTATTATTTGATAATTCTAAACCGTTTACACCCGGCAATCAATTAGAACTTGCCGAAGGTGCAGATAGGGCTATACAGCTGATAACACAAAAAGGTTATGATTTTGTTATTGTTGCAGGACAGGCACCTGCTAGAACTAAAAATTTAGACCAGCAAGATTTTGAAAATATTTTAGCAGGTACTAGAAATATTTTTGAAAATTTAGGAGCAAGGGTGAAAAGTGTATACTATGCTCCGGGCACAGATAAAAGTGATCCTTACGTGAAACCAAATACCGGCATGTTTGAACGTGCCCAAGCAGAAGGATTTGTTACATGGAACGGATCTTATTATATTGGAGCCGAGGCTAATGATGTTAAAGCGGCCGCAAAAGTTAAAGCAATTCCAGTATTGATTAAATCCGCCGGAAAAGAAACTAAAACTAAAGCATTTGAATTAATGAACCAAGTTAAGGTGCAAGAATTCAACAGTTTATTAGATTTTTCTGAACAACTACCGTCTTGTTATTGATCACTCGGGTTTAATCTTTCTTGCAAAAGGTTGCCACTGTTCGCGAAGTTTATACATGGCTGCGCGAACACCTTCAGGGGTTTGTTCCTTAGGGCTAATGAATATAAACTGATCATCGTACAAGTCTTTTGTTTCTTTTGAATTAAGCACAGGAATAAAAGTATTATGATACCAATCCTGTATCTCTTGCGGAGTATTCTTTGGCAATATTAAATTCCAACAAGCGTATACATTTAGATTAGGAATATAATCTTTCATTAACTTGGTCTTTTCTAACCCTTTCATAGGTTGTTCGCCGGCAAGTGCAATTAACTTAATCTTTCCAGCTTTGACCATAGCTGCGCCTACCGCAATAGGAAATACACCAAATTCAACTTGCCCTGACAACACATCATTCATTGCCTGCGCCGGCCCTTTGTACATGATAGTTTCAATTGTATCTTTATTTGGTTTAACTCCTGCAACCATGTATTCAATTGCTAATTTATGGGCAGCTCCGCCTACTGCAAAATTAAGCGGACGCTTGCCAGATTTTACTTCAGCAATTAATTTGTCTGGAGTATCAATATCAGAGCTTAGTCTAGCATAAAATCCTAATGGACTTTTACCCATATTAGTAACAGGAACAAAATCCATAACATTAAATTTCACATTGTGTGCGTACCATATTTCAGCTGTAACATATGCACTTTGGCAACTCGGAATAGCAACATGATACCCGTCTGCCGGAAGAGTGTTAAAGTGATTCATTGCAATAGTGTCAAATGCGCCGGGCTTATAATCAAATACAAATGCTTGTTTAGTTTTCTGTTCTACTTGTTTAGATAAAATTCTAAATGCAATTTCGTTGCCGGCGCCTGGCGCATTAGGTACAACAACAGTAATTGGTTTGGTTGGTTGCCAAGCATACGCAAGTGCAGGAAACATTAATAATATTAAAAACTTTTTCATTTAATTATACCCCTTTCACTATAGGGTCTCCGGCCAGCCCGAATGTGCTCGTCTAACCAATGTATTTCAATAGGTGTTACATACTTGTAGTTGGCATCGTTCTCAATAAAATCATAAATTGAATCACTGTTCCACGCGATAGGAAAGTCCATGATCTGACTTAGCCATTTCAAGTAGTGCTTGCCGTGCAGGAAGAACGCTTCGTGGTCAACAAAATGTACTTCATGCCCGCTATCTAGTATATTGTTGTAGTAATATTCTTGTGCTTCAGGCAACGAAGCATATCCACCCATTAACCGTTGTTGTTGTACAGTATTAATATTCTTATCACGAACAATCAATCCGATAGTCACACGTATACCTAGTTCCTTAGCACGGTCTGCAACTTCTCGTATTTTAGGAAAAATTCTAACACCGTTCATATAGCACGGACAAGATACATTTGCTAAAAAATACTGACTATTGGCAAATTTTTCCGCAGTTAATTTTTCTGGGTTAAGCCAGAATTCAGCAAACGGTTCTAAATCACTAGGAACCCAGTATTCTTTTTTAAGATCTTCCCATCCTTCTACATCGGGATGCTGGCTCAACACACGACTAAAAAAATGATTGCCCGAGCCTTGTGGGCCGGTTACAATTAATAAATGCTTGTCACTCACGAAATAAATCCTCAATTTGTTTTGGCCAAAATGGCTTGTTCATTCTTTCTGGATGCCAAACCACAGCACCGATATTTTTATAAATCCACGATTCGCAACGTCCAGCTTCATCTGTTGCTAACACAGTTGCTTGCATAGGATGACTTTCTATTTGCAATGTGTGATAACTGTTTACTAACTGTTTACCATTCACTAAATGTTCAGTATCCATGTGGCCGCTTATATCACTAACTTTGCCGCCGAATAGTATTGTTAACAAAAATGCACCATGGCAAATGCCTATAATTGGTTTGGACTCTAACATAAACTTCTGAATTAATTGTGTTTCTATTAAATCTCTAATAGGATGGTTATCCCCTCCTGTCACAATTAATAAATCTGCATCAATCTCTATATCTTTCCTGTTTGGAATAGCAACGAGCTTATGTCCTTGCAAACACGAATACCATCCATGCTCCAAAGAATCATAAGCTCGCTCCTTATGAAACAGGACTCGTTGTGTGAGTCCAATAATCATTTACATATACGCTTGTTCAAATACTTGTTTAGCTTCTTCTGTTGGCATGCTGTTTGCACAGCATACTTCATACAAATCTTGACGCATCTGTGTAGCTAAACTTAACACACGGGCTTGCGTAACTTCATCGCCGCACAACTGTGCTAATTTACGGGCGCCAATAGTTGCATGAAACCCTTCGTCTTTGGCAATTCGAGCATAGCGTGAACTAATAAATTGATCTTCAATGCAGTTGGCCATCATGTCCCAATTACGTTCTGCTCGACCTTCTGCAATCAATTGATATGTTGACAAAACAATTTCGTCTAATTGTCCGTACTTGCTTAATAGGCTTGCACCTTTGGCAGTTGGCTTTGCTTGTTCGTTAGCAATGGCTGCATCAACATCGACTTGTTCACCTGTGATGTGTTCAATAACTTCTTTAACTAGTTTAAAATGAATAGCTTCATCCAAAACTTGCTTGGACAACAATGTTAATTCTTCAGGATCAGTGTTAACATCAGCCAATGCTACAGCTTTAGCAACTCCAACCATGTTCATACGCTCGTTAACCATACGGCCAACAAAATGTTCTACTAACTCATCCTGACTAGGACGGCTGTCAAAATAAGCCTTAACCATTAACTCGCTACTACGAAATAGCCCTTCATTCGATTGTGTTAATTGTTCTACAAACTCTTTTCCTGTTAACATAATTCGTCTCCTTGATAACTATATATGATTGTAAATTAAAAATTCTAACAAAAGTGAAGAAATTTTATTATTCTACAAAAATATTTATCAAAAACGGAAAAAAACAATGAATACACGAATTTTTAATCTAATTAGACAAAATTTAGAAACAGCATTTAGTTTGCCTAAATACGACGGAGTGAGAGCCACTCTTACTAAGGATACCCGTGTAGATTTTCTCCCGTGGACTCCTGCAAGACATTCAAAATTTGCAGATGCTATTAAACAAGAACTCAGTTTTGAAGAAATAGATCTCACTGGCACTGTAGAAGAAATTGTAAAAAAACTTGATAACCGATACATGAATCGATTTTTTGGGGAAATTTGGAAGCCTAATACAGAAGTGTATCAGTATACAGGGTGGGCGTTAGTTGAAGAAATAAACAAACGCAATCCTAAAGCTGTGTTAGATTTTGGATGCGGATACCATCCTTTTAAAGGACGTATTAATAATTTAATTGGTATCGACCCGTTTAATAATTGTGCTGATTACATGGTTGATATTTTAGAATTCAATGCAGATCCAGAAAGTTATGATAACATTATTGTGTTTGGCAGTTTAAATTTTAACAGTCGAGCTGAGATTGAAGAGCGATTTGCAAAATTAGTGAGTGTACTAATGCCTGGAGGAAAGATGTATTTCAGAGCTAACCCTGGAATATTATGGCCTAAAGGGCCTTACGTGGATATATTTCCGTGGAGTTTTGAGGTTGCAAATGATTTAGCTAAAGCGCATAATCTTACGTTAGAAACATTTAAGAAAGACAATAATAACAGACTGTATTTTGTTTACTTAAAATAAAGATACAACAACCCTGGTATTATAATGAAAAATTGCGGAATAAAATTAAGCATTAATGCTCGCTCTTTCCATTTGTATCCCACATAAATCCATCCACTAGCGCCTACCATTTGCAGTAGGCTATTCCAAGGCGTAATTCCTAGCACATGAAGTACCATGGCGCAAAGTATCACCACGGCACTGGCATACTTTATATACCAAACATGATCTCTCATTTGATTACTGTTACTAGTATATCGGCAAAGACTTTATCTAGCTTAATTTGTTGTCCAAATGTATCTAAAATCCACTGTTCAGTAAAATAGTGCCACGTGACATTACGGCTATGTGCGTATTCTAAAATAGCTTTATTCTGTTTAATGATTTCAGACAACATATTTGTACTATCTTTATAATCATCATAGCATGGATATTTAATTTGAAACCCTCCAGCTTCGTGCCACCATGCATAGCTGGCCATGTCTGGACGATAAACTAGCATAATCCAATCGTCAGGAAATACTTCGCTAATAGTTTGCAATTTGTAAGCATAGTCATGACTTTTAACAATACGACATCCAATTTTCTCAGTCCATGCTGCGTCAATATATGTTGGATCTAAGTATGATTCCAACTCCATACCACGTCCAAAGTACGCACCTTTGTGCCCAGTAAATTCGTGATGACTGTAATCACGTGCTGGAGTACGGTCGCTAGTGTTAAACCCATCCATGGATTCTAACAATTGTGCAATGCCGCTCCAACGACTGCCTGGCACACCTGTAAAGAATATTCTGTTGGGTAATATCATTTATGATTTTTAAGCCCGTGAAACTCATGTGCTCCACTGGGCCAAGTCCATCCGGTAAGAGAATACTTTACTCCAGATTTGATATTAGGTACCACATGATAATGTGTAACAGTACTGGGCCAGAAAGTGACATGTCCTATTGGAGTGTCTTTTCCGTCGAATTCTTGTCTCGGAAACGTCAAGTCAGCGCCTTCATAATCAGCGTTTAATTTAATATTAAGGCTAACTTCACTTAAATCATGATGTGGAGCAAGATTAGGTTTACCTTGCTGACTGTATTTCAAAATAAACGGACTCTGCCACCCGCCAATTTTAGTAAGAGGCCATTCTTTACTGATAATAGGAAGCAAGTCTCTTGTATAATGTGCTACGTAGTCTTCAAACAAAAAGTGACTTATCTGGCTAAAATACAACCCATCGTAGCCCAGTGGACTACCGTCCACGTTTTGTTGTCGATGATTTGTAAATTTACTATCGTAAAATTTTGCAATATCTACCAGTTCGTTACAAAAATCTTCAGTCCAGAACGGAGCAATAATGATATCTTTATTATTACTCCATACTTTACCGCTGTCCGGATGCACGCCTTTCCAGTAGTCTAGCATTGCGTTCCTTAAACTTCTTTAAAATTATTCTTTGTTAATAACTTACCGATGTCTGGCATCCATAGGTATTTCATTTCTGATCTTTCCATAGTGGTCAGTGCTTCCTTAACTGTTTCAACTAACGG